CCGCCAATCCAAACTACGTCTATACAAGGTATATACACGTTCTTCAGTTAAGGGTACAGATCGGCGATTTATCGACACATTTGCTTGAGCCAAAGCAAGCTGCGTTTCATGCAATATATTATGCAATTCTTTAATCTCTGATTTGAGATAAGCGACAAGATCATACGTCATACGTCATACACCTTACCCCTAAACTCTATTTTGCCCTCATCCCATTTATGTACTAATTCAGGCCAAAGCAATTTACCTTCGTGAAACGTCAGTACAGCAAAACCTGACCTCCAGTTGGTAGGCGAATCTTCTAGGTAGTTTATGAACTGAGGGCCATCTGGCTCTGCCAACGTGCCTGTATCCACGCCAAAACGGTTTCCTGAATAGTCAGAGAAAGGAGTCACTTTAAGGCTGTGTAGATGCCCTGTAACGATGCTTACGCCAGCATTAACAGTATTGTTGTGTGTAGCGTGTACACCGCCCTTCCAGCGGTGCTTGACCACTACTTGCTCAGTAGGCCAGCATGACCAGCAAGGATGCCAACTAGGAAAATGGTCTTTCAGGGAAAACCCCTTAACAAACTCATACTGAGGTGCATTGGCAGCTAGGCGATTCTCAAATCTAGCATCATGGTTTCCAAGTGTCCACACTAGGTTTACATTGTGTCTTGCTTTCTTGGCTGCATCTTCAATCTCACCAAGGGCTATCTCACAGGCTTTTAATTCTTGGATTACAGATGGTGTCGAGTCCCATCCAATACGAGGATAACGGCTAATAGAAGCGCCATCAAATACATCTCCATTGGCAATGACAGCCTTGGGTTGAAACTCTTTAATCGCCCAAAGAAGACCTTTATACGCTGTTGTATGGATGCTTGGCCAAAAGTGAGCATCGCTAAAAACAAGAACAATCCCATTTTCAATCCCTAATTCTTTTCTTGCCGCATTAGGTTTAGCATTTTGAGTAACATTGTTTTTTGATACTAATTTTTCACCATACTTTATCTCTAGATTATTCTTGCGTCGAAGTATGTTGCGTACATCCATTCCTACGGCTTTTGCCATAACAGAACCTGATTCATACGTCTTCCAAAGTTCAATAAACTCTTGATCGTCGTAAACAGATTTACCCATGACAACTCCTGTGAAGTTGCTTGAAAGTAAACTAAATCAATGACAACCTAATGAATCTTAATGCAAATTCTTATTTTTTGTTTAAAGTTTGATAAACATTTTCGTAAGCATCTTGGCAAGCATTCAATTGTCTAATTGCTTCGTCCCCATAGTCTGTGATGGCGATAAGAGTTTTAGCAGTCTCTCTGTCAAGTTCGCCTCCCTCTTGACTGCTATCTCCGCTGGCAACGGGGGTATCTGGGGCGGCTTGTACGGGGCAACTGGTGGCTTTGACAGGGAGCCGCAACCTGAAAGTACCAGCATCAAGAGCAGAATGTAACTTTTGGGTTTGAAGTTTGGCATTGTTGTTGGCCTTTACAAGTTGTGTTGCAGTTGTGGTAACAGCAGACACTAACGCCTGCTCTTTTTGTCTAGCTTCGTTATTCAGCTTGGTAATTCTTATTTGCTGTCTATCAAACTCAGCATCCTCGCCTTTTGAGTATGAGAATGCACCAACACCCAAAAAGGCACAAATTAGGGCAAGCATTACCCAAGGATTGAACAGGCTCATCCTTCAGCCTTACCACGCACATACGCTTGAGCAGCCATGAATGCCACAACAATCGTTCCCATTGCCGCACAGTAGGTAGTAGTCAGTCCACTTAGAGCATTGACCTTTTCGAGCGTAACCAAGTTAGAGGCCATGAATGCAATTAAGGCAGGAGGCGCACCAAGTGCCGCCCAGGCCATAACTCGCTGTTGGTCTGCCATCTTGTCCATGTTCTCAATGGTAATCATGCGCTCTGATTTAGCCAACTCAGCATCAGTCACCACACCATCATGGTCAGTGTCAAACTGGTTGTAGCTTGAATCTTTTTCAAGTTGCTTTGTCACTTTTTTCCCTTTCAAGTTGTTTAATTAGCTTTTGCACTTTTTCCTGCTGTTGTTTGGCTTCATGCTTGGCTTGCAAAACATCCATGTATAGCATACCCAAAATAGGCAACAGAAATACGACAAGCAAACAAGCAGCAATCCATCCCACTACGTTCTCCCAATCCTGCTTAAGACTCCTATCAGGAGCCATATATATAGGAGGCAGAGGATAGTCACTAGAAGATATGCCTGCTTTTCTGCTAGGAGGCGCTCTCTTTCCTTTCGTTGCCATTGTTCTGCATCCCGCATCTTCCTTGCTTTTGCTTGCTCCGCAGCAATGATGTCTCTCATGCTGAACACTTCTGAATACAAAGCACCCATCTCAGGTGGAGATTGATAGACCATGCACTCTCTAATCTGAACTACCAACCTTTCCATCTCTTGCTGTGCCAAAACCCTGTTTAGGGCTTCTTCCATCAAGTTCACATCATCAGAGAAAACTACAGTCCTAGCCTTCTCTTCTGACTCCCTGATGTGTGCTTCTAACTGTTCCTGTAGCTTGAAGAACTCACTTAGGTTCTTAACGATTTCAGCTTTGACTTGAGTTTCGTCAACAGCAACATAGTCAGACTTTTGAGCCTTTGCCACAGACTTTGCAGTTTCAGGCTTGGGACTACCGCCAAATAGTTTACGCAGAGTACCCCAAAATCCTTTAACCTCTTTGCCAATGGCAATAACTTCATTAGCAGTGTTCCTGATCTCGACAAAAGATTCTTTAGCTTGCTTATAGAGGTCACAGCCAGCTTGGATATTTTTGACCAAGCCAGCCGCAAGAAGACAAATAGAGATTGGATCAATTTTGTGTCCTTATTCTGCTGGCGTATATTGGTAAAAGGGTTCTGTTTGTGGCTCTACTACTTCAGTTCTGCTGAGTGTTGAAGCCGCACCTAGATAGCCCGATCTCAATGTAGCCAAACCAATTGCTTCACCAACATCAGAAAAGTCTAATGATTTGATAGCATCTTTAAGATTTACCTCTTTGCCTTTTTTGCTTATGATTTTTGATGACGCTTCAATAATTTTCTTTACGCCATTTTCATCAAGAAACAATGTTCTGTGAGCATCTTTCGTTGCTTGGTCAATGTTTGCTTGACCAATTAAGGATGTAATCCTAAAAGCCTTGTTAAACGTACTTGCAATTTGATTTACTAAAATGCCACTGATGCGTTGTAAAGAAACTCCTCCAAGAACTTGTTTTTCTAATTCAGATGTTTCTTTAGCCGCAACACCTTTTACAACATCATCTATGTCAATTTTGTTTGATAAACGAGCAACATCAGACAACGCAACCAAATTATCAAAATGTTGTTTACCAAACACTTGGGTAAATGCCTCTTGATTTTTTTGTAAATAGTCAAATGGGTCATTGGTAGAGAGCATCTTATTAACTAAGCCATTTTTGACGGCAAGTTTTACGTTTGTTTGCTCATCAGAAGACAACTTTTTTAAATCAACAAAAAATTTATTTCTGTATCCTATGCCAGTTGAACTTGTCATCCTTGAAACAATTGATTGAACACCGCCCTCATCATAGTTAGATAAGAAACTTTCACCTAAATTTTTTCTTGTTTCTTTAGCCGCATCATCTATAGCAACCTTTTCAGACGCTAAATATTGACTTTTAATTGCGGCATTGTCTAGTCTTTGCTTTAGTGCAGGAAGTTGATCTATAACATCACTGTAGCCACCATTGTTGCTTGTCTTGTTTAACAATGATTGGAGTTTTGCAGGATCAACGTAGCCATTCTTGTTTAATGCTTGGTTATACATCTTTGACATAACAGCTTTTTCTGCCAAACCAATGCCTTCATCTCCAGCAACACGCAAAAATTGAGTCATAGCTGTTGGACTTGAAGCAATCAACGGCGCAATTTTTTCTGAATATTCAAGAGAACCAATCTTTTGGATTGCCGCCGCATCTTTAAATGGAACACCAACTTTATTAAAATAGTCAGTATCTAAATTAGTCATTGCTTGACCAAAAGGTATTTTTTCTCCTCTGAGATCAACCTGAATATCTCCACTAGCGTTTTGTACTTTGTCTAATGCTTCATCAACTCTTTGCTGTAAAACAATTAATTTTGCCTTTATGCTTGTGTCTTGCATTGTCCTTATATCGCTAGCAACACGCCTTTTCAACGAATCAAGACTCGTTATATCCATTCCCATAGATAAATCAGGCGCTGTAGTTGTAGGTAGCAATCCTTGACCACCTTCAGGCAATGTCGCTCTACGCATGGCTTTAAACTTATTTGATTGTTGATTAACAAGTTTTAGTAAATCAGAGTTTCGACCCCAAGGGTCTTTGTTAAACAAATCAAAAGCAGTATTGAGCAACGCTTGAGTATCTTGTGCTGGCAACAATGCGCCTTGATTAGATGCTTGCGTCAATACCGAATCATATTCAGGTCGCAAAGCATTCCTAGCTGCTTTTTCTTTAGACAAGACAAGATTTTGGATAGATGTTCCAATTTCTGATGGTTTTGTACCACCAGTAATATCTAAATTAGCCGTGATTTTGTCTAATTGATTGTCAATAAAACCTATACGTTGGTTGTAGTCAATTTCTTGTTCTGCAATTTTTGTTTTAGCTGATGGTATTTCTGCACTTGGAGCAGGAAAAAGTTCATTAGCTTTTTTGTTAACTGCTATTTTTAAATCTGCATATAGTTGTTTAACTTCAGTCGCAAAAGTTAAATCATCTCTTGCAAGTTGTTCTAGTTTTCCTTTTAAGGTAATGTTGTCTATACCTGTAACAGCCGCAGTGCCTTGTTTACCAGTAACAAAAAGCACTCTGTCTTGCACAGTTTTAAGTTTGGCTTGTAAGTTAGGATCGGCATCAATAGCTTGTTTAACTAAATCTTGGGCTTTTGATATGCCTTCTGCATTAGCCATGTCTGCAATATCAAAGTCTTTTGGATCAAATTGTGCTTTGTCAAATAGTTTTTGACCAGCAGTTAATGTTCCTCCACCCAAAAGAATGGCAGTTCCTATACCACCTATTATTTGACCTGTAGTTCCTGCTATTTGACCGCCAACATCACCTCCAAATTCACCACCAACAGCAGCAGTACCACCAGCACCTAATTGCAATCCTGTCCTTGCTCCTTCACGAGAAAATATGCCTTTTTGCACTAAACCCAATCCAGTTTTTACCCCACCTAAACCAACTAAATTAAGCGGATCAAATATTCCTTCTGCCGCAGTCATTGCATATCTTTGTCCTTGAGTTGCAGGGCGCAATTCAGGTCGTAAACCCAATCCACGACTAAATCTATCCATTGCTTGTTCTGTTGCTCCTTGTGGAGGTAGCTGTGATGGAAATTCACTTTCACCAAGAGTTCCATAATAAGTACCAGCCGCACTTATTGCCGCAGGTATCCTAGTAACAGTTCTGCCAATTGCTTCTTTTACAACCTCGCTCATTGTTGGAGGTTTTGGCTCATCTCCAACCATTGTTAATTGAGGAGGAATTTGTTCTGCCTGAACTAATCCAGATTGTTCATTTTCTAAACGCAGACGAAACTCAAATTCTTCTTGTTCAGTCATCGTGTTGCTCCACTTTGTTTAGCAAGTTCTTTAGCTTTAAATTCCTGATAGCGTTTTTCTTTGTCAGCATCTGAACTAGGAGTAACTAATTTAAATTGAGCTAATTTTTTATCAAGTTGCTCAATGGTCTTTTTATAATTTGGCGATTCGTTGTATCCTGTTGATTCAGCCTGATCTTCAATAAATTTCTTTCTTTCTATCAATGCGCCACGATATAAAGCAACAGCAAATTGTTCTGCTTCTGCTTTTGTAGCATCAGTTTTTTTGCCCGTAAAGAATTTAACAACATCTCCTGCAATTCTTTGGTCTAAACCACCAACTCTGGTGTAACGCTCAATATCTTGGTTAGACATATTCTTACCTTCACCAGTTAACTTTGCAATTGCAGCAGGTAAAGATGCGGCAGAAAAATTGTTTTGAGTAGAATTTCTAATAGTCTCAATTGCTGTTGGAGCATCAGAAATAATTGTAGATGTCCTATTCATCAATGGGTCTTTGTTGATGAAGTCGCTAAATTTTATCCAATCTTTAGGTTCTACTGGTTGATTTGGAAGCATGATTGCACTAGCTTTAGCTTTAGCTTTTTCAGATTCTTCTACAAGTTTATCTACTATTCCAGCTTCTGTTGGAGTTAAATCAGCATAAGGCTTTCCATACTTTGCTTTAGATTTTCTTTCTGCTTCAGTGCCAAAAGAAGGTGTTGATAGTGGTTTTGGCACTCCCTCAATAGCTTGAATGCTATCTTTAAGTCTTTGTATGGCTTCTGTGTTTGGCGTTTCTTGATTTTGTAAAATTCGTAAATCAGATTTCAATTTTTGCAATCTTGCTTCTTTTGCTTCAAATTCAAAAGGCTTGTTAGCTGCACCCTCTTTTTCAAGCAACACCAAATCTCCAACATTTTGAGATACTTTGTATGTTGCCAAACTTGCAGGAGTGTATTTACCAGAACGAATAAGTTGTTCAAATGGGTCAGCACCTTGACGTTCTCTATTTCTTTGCTGAATTAAAGCAAAATCACTCATAGCTTTTCTACCAGCATCAGCAACAACAATAGCAAATTGTTGGTCACCAGACTGAGCCGCTATTTCGGCAACCTTCATGTATGACTGTGGGTCAGATGGGTCTAATTGACTAGCCAACTGTTGGCGCTGTGAGATTAACTTTAACTGTGGGTCTTGACCACCCAAAGCACCGCTAATAGCACCACCCAACTTTTGACCAGCACGATAAACGCCATAGTTAGCACGAGCCATTGGGTCAAGATTTGCATATTGAATAGCTCTTGCTTGTTGCTCTTTTTGTTGAGCAAGCTGGTACTGTTCAGGACTAGTAAATAAACCAAGAATTTCTGAGGTTGCCATGATTATTCCTTAGTAGTAGCTAGAGGTTTGATTGTTTACAGGAATATTTGCTTGGTAGGAATCTGAAAATGCACTTGTTCTAAAAGGAGATGGTTTGAAATAGTCACTTTCAGAAAGTGCATTAAACAAACCAGCTTCAGGACTAAAACCTTGACCAGCTTGTCGAGCCCTTGCTGCATTTGCACCACCCGCAAATAAGAATTCACCAACATTAGCACCAGCAGTAGAAGCCCTGCCACCTAACTCTGCGCCTAATCTCAATGATTCTTGACCAAGACTCTCAATTGCTTGACCAGCACCCAAGTAGGTTGTAAATGGGCTTAATGCGCCAACTTGACCAGTTTGATATTGATTTAACATATTTGCACCAGTACCAAACAAGCCAGCACCAAATGCAACATTGCGTTGTCCAGCTTCCTGTGCTTGTGCTGCCAACTGAGCATC